AGAAAAAGGCAGTACCGCAACATCGTTTGATTACAGACCTTATGGTACTGAGTATGACCTTTGTCGTAGATATTATGAGAAATTTGATTTTGGTTCTGGCACAAGTATGCATGGAGCAGCACAACAAACAAATCAGTTAGAGTGCAATTTTCTTTTTTACCCAAAGCGCACAGGTCCATCTGTATCTGTAAATAATGGAACTTATTATCGTGTAAATGATTGGCGTGGAGGAGATGAAGGTTGCAACGGAACAGTAAACATAGATGCTAGTTGCCCTACTAATGACCGTGTTCGTTTGCAATTCCAAAAAGCAACATCAAACTTAACTGTTGGATATGCTGGTTACATGAATAAACAAGGTGGCGCTGCTGCAAACCCAATGTTATTTATATCTGCGGAGTTATAAATGTATAAACAAGTAAAAATGACTGGTGTTATTGTCAATATGATTGAACGCATTGAAGATCATGTTTTTATCCCATTTGACCCCGCCAACACAGACTATCAAATCTATTTAAAGTGGGTGGCTGAAGGCAACACGCCTATCCCTGCTGATGCTTGAAGATACTGACACTCGCCTGGCCGTGCATGAGGCGATATGCACAGAGCGCTACAACAACATTGAGCGCACATTGCGTGATGGTGAAAAGCGCATGACCAAGATTGAGTACTTGTTGTATGCGGTCATTGCCTGCGTTTTGCTAGGCCCTGGCACTGCAGCCACGTTCATTCATAAGTTCTTTGGTCTATAAGATGTGGATCCATTCAGTTTGCTTATGCTGGCACAGGGTGCATTTTCAGCTATCAAACAGGGCTGCGATTTTCTTCACGCTGGTCGTATCCAGTTGGAAGAAGCAAAGTCAACTATTGATGGAGCAATGGCAGACGTTAAGGCAATCAAAGGTATCTTTGATTGGTTTGTTGGCCTCTTTAGATCAGCGCCTAAAGTTGATATCGCTACGCCTCTTGCGAAAGCAGCCACCAAGTCAAAACCAACCGCAGTCAAGCAGCAGTCCTACGAACAACTCGAGCTTAACCTCATTAAATCAGTCGGAGAAAACATTGGAATCCTTTTCGACACCCAGCAACAAATCAACAACTACTACCAAGAACTTGAAGAAGACTCTAAAACAAATTTCAACCCCGAGCAAAACAATAGTAAGAAAGCGATTGAAAGAGCTCTGATTGAATTGCAATTAGAGAAGTTGATGGAACAGACCAGAGAAGCAATGGTCTATGCGCCGCCAGAGTTGAAAGATTTGTACAGCCGATTTCTTGTCATGCACGGCAAAATTGAAAGAGAGCAAGAGTGGGCTAGGTCAGAAATGATTCGTAGGGCCAGGTTGGCACGGTGGAAAAAAGAACGAGATGAAATCCACCAAATTGAGTTAGTTAGTGCAAGTGTTGCTGTGGTTTTCATATCTCTATTCTTTGGGTGGTTAATGTGGCAACTACGAAACTTGTCTGGTGGGTACTAATAGGGGTTGCGATATGCGTAATTGTTGGAGTTACATCGATGGCATACGTTGAAACCTTGTACATGCGGGCGCAGTTGAAGCAAGACATAAAAGAATTGCGTAGGCTAAAGAAAGAAATTAGGAACGAATTAGTTCAACCTAAAGACAAATAGTAAGTGCGCGTCATCTAGCGCTTTTAAATTAATCTCTCCTTATTAATAGGAGAAGTCATGAATGACCTACTCGGTTTACTCAAGGGTGTCGCACCCACGCTGGCAACTCTTGTCGCTGGTCCTATGGGTGGCGCTGCTGTTACCGCTTTGGCTAATAAGTTTGGCGTGTCTGACACCGTTGATGCTGTGGCTGCAGCTATCGCGGGTGATCCGCAAGCAGTTCAAAAAATACAAGAGCTAGAGCTGGAGATGGCCAAGCTAGATATGGCCAATACAGACAGCGCTCGCAAGATGAACTCAGAGATTCAAAACTCTGCAACTGCATCCTGGCTAGCCAAAAACATTGCTTACGTTATAGATGTCGCAATCATTGCTGGCGCGTTAACCATGACATTTGTAGTCTTCATAGTGGGCGTACCAGAGCAGAACAAAAGCATGGCATTCACAGCGCTTGGATCGCTGTGGACGCTGACTGGAACTGTCGTGAACTTCCACCGCGGAAGTTCAGCAGGAAGCAAAGCTAAAACCGAGGAACTAATGAAAGGCGCGAAATGATCAAACTAAAAGACACGGTTGTTGCAGTTTCTGCAATCTCTTTAGCCCTAGTCGTAATCGTCATGATGGTGATGTTTGTCATCGCCATCCTTGATCCAACGGTAGACGACGACAAGGTCTTTGTAATCATTGGCCCGGCATTTCAAACGATATGCGGTGGCTTCATTGGGTTAATAACTGGCATTAATGTCACAAAGAAAGACGACGATGAATCTGTCTGAGCACTTTACATTTGAAGAACTGACCCATACCGATAACCGTGTGCTGGATAACACGCCAACAACTATGGAGAACTGCATTGTTGACGGCAAGCCAGAGATCATCAACGCAATTGCCAACTTGCCACGCCTGGCTGAATTTCTAGAGCAGCTCAAAATTGTGCTGGGTGGCAAACCAATTATGGTGAACAGTGCCTTTCGCTCAGAGGCTTTAAATAGCAGCTTGGGTTCTAAAAATACCAGTGATCACCGTCGTGGTTGTGCTGCAGATCTGCGCGTGCCTGGCATGACGCCGGATGAAGTCGTCAAGGCCATCATTGCTAGCGACTTGCCCTATGCCCAAGTCATACGCGAGTTTGATAGGTGGACTCATGTGGCGATCCCTACGCACCCAGGAGACGTGGCCAAGAAGTCCAAGCTCATCATCGATAAGGCAGGGACTCGGGCTTACGCTTAACGGTGTAGGTCTCTAGCCCTAAGCTGTGTATAGCGCATGAGTTGTTTGGGATCTTTGTGCCCTGTTACTAGCATCATCTCGGGTATTGAATGTTTGTTGGCTTCAACAAGTCGGCTGATAGCTTCATGCCTAAAGTCGTAGAGGGTAAGGTTTTCTATACCTAGCTCTCGGCATGCTCTTGGAAAGAGGGACGACCAAGTCTTTTGACTGGCCGGAAAAATAACATCAGCAATTTTTGGCTGCCTCATAATAATTTCATAACAGCGACCAAGCAAAGGCACTGTCTGGTCGTTTCCCATCTTTTTGCGTGGGTCCTTGCGGTCATGGATCACAATCGTTCTGTCCTCGTGATTGATGTCATCCCACCTTAAGCGAATTATTTCGGAAGGTGGCCGAAAGCAGGAGTCCAAAATAAAGTCAATCCGGTCAGGGGTTAGGGACTTGGAATGAATAGAGAACCATTCGCGCAGCTTTGCAATCTCTTCAGTTGACGGGCGCCTGTCGCGCATATCGGACCTCTCGGTCAAGCCCATGTACTTTAGTATTTCCCTTGCGTCATCGATATGGCTTGGTGAGACGTCTAGTTTCCAAAGCGCCTTGGCTACCTTCAATACCCCTTTGAGGTAAACCAGATCGATGCCTGCTGTGACGTTTGCAATTTTGCGTTCAACGGTGATGTACTTCACGATCCGCTCAGAGGTCAGGTCTGAGGCTCGGACCTTATCAAGGTGGCGCTTAATCAATGCCAGCGTCGACTCCTTGTTCTTACCAAACGGCTTGAGCTTTCCTATCTCAAGCGTGTACCTATCCACCAGCTCGCCAATGGTGACCTTGCTTTGAATCAGCACGCCAGCGCGGCCATGATCGATTTCACCTTCTATGCGACGCACCCACTTTTCGGCGAGAATCTTTGTACCGAAAGACTTTGATTGCTCGGGGAAACCCTTGCGTCTAACCCTTGCAAACCATGTCGTGCCTATCTTGGATATCTGTGCCATTTCATTGCCATTCAATTGCCATCGAGAAAGTGTACTCCTATGGAAAAAAATGGCAATTAGATGGCAATTGATGTAAACGCTAAATAATAAATCTCATATAAATCAATGGCTTACGAGGCATACAGGGTCTGTGTGGCGCCCATGATGGATTGGATGGAATTGTGAGCATTCATGCGGGTTGCAGAAGATTCATTGCCACTCAATTGCCATTTTGTGAGATAGCTTGCTCGCGTTGTGTATCGATGTAATTCGCTAAATCATTCACATGGCAATGCCATTTGCTGCCAACCTTAAACATTGGCACTGGGCACTCTTGGGAATAAATTTTGTTTTCAAGTGAGCGAGACCCGATGCCCATCAGCTCGGCAACATTTTCAAGAGTCAAGATTGGCTTCTCGTAAGTCATCAAAAGCGCGAGTGCTGTTTTCATTTGGTAGCCTCTTGGAATAAGTATTTTTGAATCTGTGGATATTGGGTGGCAAAGTTCACCACGATGGAAGTGGGCCGAACAATCTGCTCGCTCACGCGAATGGCCTGGTCAACTAGTCTGGGTGCCTGCAGGTCGCAGCGCTTTAGCCACCAGACGACTGCCTTCTGTCTGGCGTAGCCTTCGTGCTCCAGGCAAACGTATTCGCTGATCTTGCGAATGCCGCAGTAGTAATCAACCCTAAGCGTGGGCACACCAGCTTTGCCAAGGTGCCTGGCATAGAGCACTTGGTCCACGCGCATGCGCACCGGCGGGACTTGGCTCGCGAGCATTGCGCCTTCGTGTTCTCTGACCTCAGCTTCGCGCTCAATGACTGGAAATTTATGTCCACACTCTGAGCAGGTAAGGCACATAATTGAGATGTAGCTTGAGCAAGTCGGGCACGCCTTAACTGGTGCAATTCCGGGAGGGCCTTTTTTACCCTTTCGCGGGGGCGTGACTTGATCGATAAAACCGTGGCGACGCACGTTGCCACCGAAATCAAGCACCAAGCAATCTTTCTTTGTCTCATGCAAGCGCAGGCCACGGCCCACCATCTGCACATACAAGCCTGGTGACAGGGTAGGGCGCAACAAAACAACGGCGTCAATGGATGGGTGATCAAAGCCGGTGGTAAGGACCTGGCAGTTCACCAAGGCGCGCAGCTCACCAGCTTTAAAACTATTAATTTTTTTGTCTCGCTCAGTATTGGACATGTCGCCTGAGACATAGGCTGCAGGAATTTTTCTGCGAGTCAGCGCAGCAGTGATTTGGCTTGCGTGCTCAACGGTCACACAAAAGATTAACCAGGAGTGGCGCTTAGCGCAGCGCTCGACAATCAGGTTAGCGTGGTGCTCTACCAGCTTCAAAGCTGACATGCGCTCAGAGAGCTGGCCCAAGTTGTACTCACCCGCGGTGACTTTGACGCCTTCGAGGTCTGGCTCATCAGCGTGTTTAGATGTCAGGCTAGACAGATAGCCCTGCTCAATTAAGTCAGCGACGTTGGCCTCATAGCTGATGCCATCAAACATCGCGCCCTCACCCTCATGCAGCACACCACTGTCAAGCCGGTAAGGGGTTGCTGTCAGGCCAATCAGTTTGGTGTCTGGGTTGATGGCGAGCGAAGCATCCAAGAGTTTTCGATACATACCGTCGCTCTTGTGTGGGATCAGGTGCGCCTCATCAATGATGATCAGATCAAAGCGGCCATGGAACTCGGCGCGTTTGTAGATCGATTGGATGGAGGCGACAGTAATGTTTTTGAGCTGGCGCTTACCCAAGCCAGCGGAGTAGATACCAATGGACGCATGTGGCCACACTGTTTTGATAGCTTTGGCGTCTTGCTCGACCAGCTCCTTCACATGCGTCACGACCAGGATGCGTGTGTCGGGGTGCTCGGTGCAGGCTCTGCGGATAAAGTCAGCGAGGATCACCGACTTGCCCGAGCCGGTAGGAGTGACGATCAATGGCGCGCCTTTGCCTGCACCAAACCAATCGTAGATTGATTTGATGGCCTCGTTTTGGTATCCGCGCAGTTTCATAGAGCCTTGGTTTTCTCGACCATTGCAGCAGCAATTGACATATAAGACAAGCCTTCTACAAAACTAGTTCTATCGGCTGAGGTTTGGGCATAAGCCATTTTTAACAGCGTGACCATGATCGGGATGTCAATGCTGCACAGCTCAATATCTTTATCAATCTCTTTGGTCAAGTAAATTGACCAGTACTGCGCTATCAGCTCAAACACTTCATCTGGTTTGCTGTCTCCAAGTGTCTCGGCTTGTTGGAGGAATTCGATTCTTTTCATAATTTTTCCTTTTAGTTATTGAACGGGTTGCAAAACTTTTGAATCCACAATGCGCGAGTGCGGGAATCGTTGCTTGACTTCCACCAAGGTTGGGTCATTGATCATGGGTCGCACGCTCACCGGCAGCTCAGCGCTGGTGAGTAAGACCTTCACGTCAGCGGGTATGGTTGGATCGAAGGGGTCGGTGTCTTCGCACACATTGGCAAACACCAGGCCGCTCTCACGGTCTTGGTACTTCACCCAGTCGTTGCCGGAATCAATGGGCTCTGCCCACTTGATGAGCGGTGGAATAAATAAATGTGAGCGACAACCTAAGCGCTGCTCCTCAAAGGGCAGCAGTCTTTTTTGTTGTGCGCAAGACCAGTGCGCATCTTCCACCGGAGTCGAGTGCAAGCAGGTGCGGCAATTCTTTTGCGGGACCTGGTCGGTGTGACACACGCTGTGGTGGTCGCACATCTTGCATTGATACCAAGCCGGGTCGGTGCTCACGCCTTGGGGTGGCTCATCGGCGTCGATGACCAATTGCGCTTTAGCTTGAAGCTTTTCAAACTCAGCGGGCTCAAAGCTCACCCACTCGCTGTAGAGCTCATCGGTGTTTTTGTTGACGCTTAAGTACAGCGCACGCTCCAACTCTGCAAAACCCATGTAGAGCTGGAGCTGGGCGTAGTGCTCGGGCTTGGCGTCTTTGACTTTTTTCTTTAATAGGTCGGTGAAGCTTTTGTCACCGTGTGTTTTAAATTCGATGATGGCCCAAGTCTTTGGCGCTTCTGGCAGGTTACGACCGATGGCATCACATGAGCCAGCGAGGTGTCCTTTGTAGCCAATGAAACGGTGCTGGCGCTTGGTCTCGGGATCGACCTCGTGGACCTCGACACCAATGCTTCGCAACTCCTCAAGAAAGCGTGCCTCTTCGCGAAAGCCAGTACCAAACAAACGCTTGATGCGACCTGGGAACTTCTTGGCTGAGGCCCAGCGAAAGCTGTACCAAAGGGCGCGCTTGCATTCTTTGCCAAGCTCCGAGCACCCCAGGTGGGGCCGGGGTGCATCGGTCTGCTTTTCGTACCACTGCACGATTTGCTCTGCGGTAGAGTTGATAGGAGCAGGTAGTTTTGCCATATCGATTAGCCCCTATTAATTAGGCATAAAAATTTTGCCGTTGCCACCCGTCATCACGATGGGAGAGCTCTCTTCGAGCGCTCCCTGGATGGCGTTTAAGGCAACTGCACCCATGCGCTGGGCTTGGGTGAACTCGGCTTGGCCAGGAGCCACAAAGGGCTCGCTATTCATACGCACGTCGACTGAGCCTTCTGGGGTGTCTTGAACGGTGATGATGATGATTGCCATGGGGTGGGTGCGCTTTCACAATTTAAATTTAGGAGCGCAAGAGACATCGACCACAACATCGGAGTTGAAGCCATTGATCTTGCGTTTGGAGTAGAC